CTGATTCTTTTAAATCGTTATAAACAACTCCTCTACGACTTTGTACATTTTTTTTGCTAGGTATAATTAAATCATCTTCTTGTTGAACCCACTCTATACCTTTTGCTTTTGCTCTTTTCTTTTGTGTTTGAATACGATTAGCACATCTATCACTACAGTATTTCATGCGTTTGCCACTTAATACTCTTTTGCATCCTGCAGCGTAACATATTTTTCTATCTACCATATTTTTCGCAATCTTTGTTTTTGCACACTACATGCCCTTCCTCAATTTTGAGAGTTTCTTTACACATAGGACATGGAATGTAGTAAGTACTCAAAAATTATTTTTTCTTCCAACCACGCTTCATTTGATTGTAGGCTTGTTTAGAAATAGTAGATTTCTTTTTTGACCTAGAAGTTCCTGCTTTTTGCCTTCTATGTATATTGCCTACTAAACTATTTTTTCCTGAACTATGTGCCATTGTAACTCCTTACCACATTTCGCAAGACCAGTACCTAGGTGTAGTCTTGTCTTTTGCTGTATCGCATTTATGTCTATCTCTAAATGATTTTCTAGCTTCTGGATTATCTTTTCTGATTTCCATATTAGGGTCTCCAAACATAACCTTCTTAACTTTATCTCCATCCTTCACATAGACTTTAAATTTTTTACGACCATACCCAGGTTCGCCCTTACTAATCCTAGAAGGACTATCTAAATTAACTGACTTACCTTGATACTCTGCCATAGTTAAACTTTTTTTGGTTTATTCTTCATACCCTTTTTTTGAGCTTTTTTCATCCCTTTTGGGTAACCAATTCCTTTTGGCATTATTTTTGTTTCCTTCCTGCCTTACGCATAGCTATTGCCACAGCTTGTTTTTGGGAATAACCTTCTGACATAAGTTTCCTTATGTTTCTACCAATTGTCTTGTCTGACTTTCCTGTATATAAAGGCATAACAATATCTTAGCATAGGTGTGTAAAAAAAAATTTTTTTTATCTACAATCTGCACATAGTCCTTCAATAAGTTCATCTTCCCAAAAAGGATTCCAACAGTTATCGCAGTCTTGTACATGTATTGCCATAAGAGTATCTTAACAGTTACACCCTCACTTGCGTGAGGGTTTCACTGAACAAACAATAAGGAGGTTTCCTTATAAGTTACGAATGTAACTTAATTATTATATCACATTTAAATTATATGCAAGTAAAAACTAAGGGGTTGCATGAAAGGCGTAGGCGAAAGGAGGAAACTCCTACTATACGCAACCCCTTAAATAAATACTACCACTAAATTTTATGTTATGATATACTTTAAGAGAACAAGCAAGAGGTTCTTCCTGCTTTAAGAAAAGGACCTCTGACAATAACAAACTTCATGTAAGTGGATTAGCAGGACCATGGTAACTAGCGTTATAGGCTATTATTCCACATATTTAAATGCTACTAAATTTTAGTCATTCTGGTTTTGGGAGGGAGTGGCACAGGGTTAGCTGTGCTTTCTTTATCTAGTTTCTTTACAACACCTTATCTAGTAATACTACATATAGTATATTCTGGTACACCACAATATATAGTACCACTACATCTTGTACCAGTTAACAGCATATATTTAGAGGGTACATCAATATGAATGTAGGGTGTCACCTTAAACCCCCCCAACACAAGAACACCTGTACACACTGTACCTACTGTCTAATTGTTTAAACAAATACATCAACAACAACAAATAATATACCCACTCTGACTAAGTGTCTATAAGGTATGTACTGGAATTAAAAAGAAACTAAGAGGTATAAGGTAGTTAGTTAATCTCAAAAAAAAATAAAAAGAAATACTTCACTTATAATATATAATCTGTATACTGGTGGTAACAAACAAAGGAGAAATATAAATGAAATATTTATTAGAATATCAAACAAAAAATGGGTGGACCAAAACCTATTACAAAACTTCTGAAGAAGTTGCAAAGTCTATAAATAATAAAAAATCCAAAGGAGAAAAATTTGAAAATTATAGATTATGGGAATTAAAACAAAAGGGAGAAATATAAATGAAGATATTCAACGCTAGGACTGGAGTAACACACTTCTTAGATGAATCAGTTGAGCTAGATTGGTTTAGCCAAGATTTGTTTTGTGGTTCTAAAAATGTCAAAGGACTGGTATCAAATAAGTCAGCTGACTCAATAGGTGTGGATTGTATGAAGTGCATGACAAAGGCAGGTTATACAATTAAGGAAACTACTACAGGAGTAGAGTCTAGTCCTGGACTAATAGGATTCAGAACTACTATTTACAAAGTAGTGAAGAAGTTTGATAGACTTGAACCAGGCAGGAAACTAATTACATATTTACCAGGGGATACAATCACTGGTAAAACATACGATAGAGCTAGAGCGTAAGGAGATAAATAAAATGAAAATAAATCTAGTATTGGAAATCAATAAAGAATTATCTATATACAAGGATAAAGATAAAAGATTCTTTGAGGAATTATATAAGAATTTTTTAGAGCAAGATAATGCAATTATATCTGTGGAGGTTAACTAAAATGAATTGTATACAATGCAAAAAGGAAATGGATTCTTTAGGATATTTTCAAGGATTTGAAACATGCTTAAAATGTACTAAAAAGAATCTTAGAGAATTTACGAAAAGAGGATATTAATGATAGAAATTAAATTAGGTAAAGATAGAACTATTACTCATAAAGTTACTCCAGTAACTAGAGAGAATGTTAAGCAATTAGTAAAAGAATATAATTATAAAACTCAATAAATAAAAAATAACCTAAGAGAACTCCTGGACTAACCTCTAGGAGTTTTTTTATATAGTCCTATTAGAGCGATAGAGCCATTCTAAGAGTATCTATTTAATTATGGATATGACTACCACAGTTGACATATTAGAGCGATACAGAGCAAATAAGAGCATACTATATATAGTGGTATGTGTGCCTAAGATGAGCCTAAGACTGTATACTACATCTGTAATTTAATGTTGTCATTTTTAAAAAAAGTTTTTAAATAAATTTTGTTTTAGATTCTAAGTAGTGTAATGTGGTGTTAACAAATAAAAAGGAGAAAAATGAAAACTATATATAAAGAGCCAAAGACTACTAAGCCACAAGCTAATGAAGTCCAGGCAATTCGTAACCTAAACAGTACAGGTAATCTTAGGAGAGTGGAGGGAACTAGATACGATTTAATTGTTTCTTATAATACTCCAATCGCTTATGTGGTAGATGTAGAAAATGGTCATTTTATAAATGAAACTAAAGTAATTCTATGTAATGAATTTTATTCTCAAACTACCAGGAAACACCAGGCAATAGTTAGAGAATTATATAAAGGTATTAGAGATTCTGTAGGATTATTTGACTTAGGTGGATTCTATAAAAGAGCAAAGCTAGACAATGTAGATGTTAGAGGTGGAGCAAATGGAGGATATAACTCAAACAATTTACACCATGCCTAACACTCTAGGAGGACTTTATAACTGGAGTCCTCTAGGAGTCTTAGACTCACACAAACAAAGGAGAAATATAATGGAAGAAGAAATTAAGGAAATTAAGGAAGCGTTTAAGGTCATAGGTAAATGGCTAGAAAACTCAGAATATATTGAACTAGAGGAAAAGGTTTGGACCAATTTTGAGGATATGAAACTATTCTCATATAAGAAAACAGTTCAAGCGTTTATAAAAGAATATAAATAATAAGGAGGAATAATGGCTAACGAAGTAAAAAACGATATAGATTCTTCTAAGAATCAAAGAACAACAAACTTATTGACTGCACTTGATAAGGCTTTTGATGAGTTAAATATATCAACTGTTTGGACTGCACTAAGTCCAAAGGAAGTACAATTTAACTGTTGTAGTAGTTGTATATTTGGTAGTTCTGAATTTGAAAACAAAGGATATAAGGTAACTTATAATATCCAAGACTTAGATAACTTTAGAGAATCATATAGAGAAAACAGAAAAAAATATAAATGGAGTGGAGAAGATACACACAAAGGAGAGTTTGTTTATCTTCAACATACTGGAACATCTAGTTACAACTATGAGAAACTAATTGAGATTCTGAATAAGCATGGTGTTTATGTTTATTGGAATTGGAGTAATGACTATAAGCTAAGAGTTTGTTTAGACAAATTCGTAGCAGAAAATAACTGGGAGGAATAATGGCTAAATTAATTATACATGCGTACACACAAGATAAAAATAACCCTACTTTAAAAACTGCACAAGAATTACTTACAACTGTAAGCAATTCTTTAGGTGGTTTTATAGCTTGGATAGATTTAGTTGATGAAACTAACAATACTTCATTTGAATATGAAGCACTATTAGAGGAGGAATAATGGCTAGATGTAAAACATGTAAAGAAGTCCTGGACCAAGAGTTAGGTTGTGTAAATTGTTTTTGTATCCAGTATTGGAACTTAAACGATAGCAGTATTCCAAGTGATATAAAACATTTGAGAGAGGTAGAATAATGGCTAGATATAGAATTACTTTTCAAGTTGAAAGAGTTGGATTTGGTAATACTTTAGAACAAGCTATCAAAGATAGTAAATGTTATGAGGAAAACCCATACTCTAATCCTTTAGATAGTGC